TAGTACCGTCGGTCAGCTTAACTTCGTTGGTATCAGGCTCACCAGTGTCGAAACTCACACCGTCTTCAAGAACGGGGAACTCCACACCTTCCGTAAGCTCACCAAGCTCCTTGACCACGTCATTCGTTTTCTTGTTGTTTGCAAAGTAGTACACTCTGTGTACCTTATCGAAAATCTTCTTCAGATTGTCTTTGCTTGTTATCGTAATTGCCATAATCCTAAAAACCTATAACTTAAATCCTTAAACCTTAATAACTATCCTAAACTGAATAATAGTTGAGTGGAAACCCATGCCGTCACTCTTCGATTGAAGTATTATCGGGGTGTCGTTACACGACATGAGCGCATCATTGAACGGAAACAGAGAAGTGACGCCTTCTATCAGACGCTCCATGCAGGTGGTGTCCTCAATACCTTCCTGACGGTCTTTCGCAAAGCACAAAAACTGCACATACGAAATATTGTGGGTGTCGGCATAGGGCTCTATGCCCTGGGGAAGGCGTATGACAATAAAATCCTTCATCCTGTCCGTAATCTTAGCCAGTGGACGGCTCGTCCGATACACATTACTGCTCACCAAACGTACCTTGTCCTCCAACGCCTGAAATATTGCCTTCCTTTTATACCTGTTCGACATAGCCAACAAACTAATTCTTCAAATCGTCAAAATATACCGTAGTACCAAGATTCCCCTGATAGGCATCGCTTATCGTCAGACCGAGAAACGTATCCTGACCGTCAGTGACATCGACAAGCATTCCTGCCTTGATTCCGCCGACAATGGCACCACATTCCTCACCTGACCTGCCGTCATAGGCAGCTGACAAGTCTCCACTCAGACTGCCACCGACAAGACTTCCAAGCTCCAAACGGTAGTCGGTCTTCAGTACGTTGTCCGCGCCCTTAAATGTCCGGACGCTCGTATTACTCTCCTTGCGACAACGGCCCGACCACACAACCACACGTTTAACAGCAAGCTCCTCATCGGTCTCGTATCCCGTATAACCGTCGTAGTAGTATATCTCACAACGATGGGGAAATCGCGGAAAATTCTTGCCTAACCTACCCATAACGTCAGAAATTGATAATCCTGATAACACTCTTGTCCAACAGCTCTTCTTCCCATTTACCAAACAGAAGACGATACTTGCGCATCCATTCTTCAATGTTGGCCTTAGATACCGTCCAGCCACCTTCACTATGCGACCAGCCACCGTCGGACACCTTCTCCGTACTGCCGCCGACAGGCAGGTTCGACAGCCAATAGTACATCGTACCCTCGGCCAAGTCGCTATCCCGCTCCGTCAACGTGTAATAAGGAGAAGTAGACTCCAAACGGCGCTTGGCGCAGACATAAGCAACGCCTTCATCCGTCACAAGTGGGGATATACCCTTCAGAAATGAACCTAATGTGTACACGGAGGTTCCTTCGGTATTACATATCATACTCATCTCCTTACTCCTTACTCCTTATTACCTATTATTTCCTACTCAACTTCTTTCCTACTCTCTACACAGTAACCGTCGAAATGAACATCTGACGGATTGCACTCGGTACACACAGCTGGGCCATCTCACCGTTCACATTGATAGAATGTGTACGTGGAATACCCTCCTGCTCAATGAGAAGACGGTTGCCCATAGCATAAGCTATGTCGTTGGCATCGTAACCCATCGACAGAGGCTGAACACCCTGGATACCGCCAAGCTTACCTGTCGGGATGAACGCAATGTTCTCCTTCTTGAAGTTCTCAACCTGCGTAGTGACAAGGTCGGGTTCGTTGGCATTGGTCGTGTCAGGAGCACTAACGTATGCGTAGGTGTCACGGGTAACAATCTCGTCAACCTTGATGAGACGACGGATAATTTCCTTCTTCTGATCCTCGCCAGTGTTCTCACCAACAGCCTGGGCAATAGCTGCACTGGCTGCTGTCGGAACAATGTTGTAACCAATCTTCTGAAGTACAGCAGTATGTGTGAGAAGGTCATCCCACAAATCCTGACAGAGCTCCAGACGAAGTGGACCATAGTAATGGCCTGTGCGACGGATGTACTTCACTCTGTCCTGCATGTACTTAATCGGGTCGGATGCAGAACCCTGGTTAGCGGTAGTATGGTTGGCATTGGTCCACCAACGTGCGGTCGTGGTGAGGGCGTCGATGTTGGCGGCGGGAATGCCGAAACCGATGGTGATACCCTTCAGGCCACGGGGGTTGTTGGTGGCTGTGATAGCGAAGGAACCCGTCGAGACAACCTGATGACGCTGATGGTTCAGGGCGTTATAGAACGACTGGATAAGGCCATCTGTACCCTCGTCAAGAAGCTTGAACATGATGTCGCGCATGTCGTCGTTAAGGGCAACCTGACCAAAACGCTGGGCAAGCTGCATCTGCTCGCGAACAACAACGCGGTTGACACTATAGAACAATTTCTGGGTGGGGATATTGCCCGTGATACCCTCGGCAGTGCCAAGAGGCATCTCAAAACCTTCACTCTCGGGATCTACATAGGTAGGAAGGACGGTGGCTGCCGTCTTGCTTACCAACTGTGCAAATGTATAGCCAATGGTGATGGGGTCAAACTCAAATCCGTCAATACTGACAGAGTCGTACTTCTCCTCGTACTTGTCAACGAACTGCTGCCAAGTAGCACCACCAAGACCAAGTGACATGATGTCACGCAATGTAACTGGTATAGTTCTCATAATTTCTTAATCTTTTAATGGTTAATAACTTGACTTAATCAATCACACGGATTGAGAGCCCGTTCTTCTGGGTCATACCTTTCACGGCTGCCGAAATAGTCGCTGCATCTGCAACGGTAGCACCGAGCATATAACCGTAAATCTCGCCTTTCACGACAATGTTACATGTCCCATAGTTGTAGGTGGCAGATGCACCGCTACCCTTAACATAAACAGGGGTGTCTTCTTGTGTGAAACCAAGAATGTTGAGAGAGTCAATGCCGGCAGGGCTCTGTCCTGTCACGGCTGTCTTAATCTGTGCCCATGTGAGCACCTTCACGTCACGAGCATCTGCACCGCTGGCGGTGTCCTTTACTACGGCCATACCACTGCGGACCAAACCATCAGAAGCAAAATCGCTCATGTTAGTCACGTGGTAGCCGCCAGGAAGCTGCTCGTCAATTCTGCGCCATACCTTCTTGGAATGACCAAGGGATACGGACTGAGAATCGAAACTGTTACCAATCTGAAAATCCTGTTTCATCTTTTTACCTTTTAATTTTCAATTTTCAATATTTAACTCTTAACCTTTCCGACCCCAGCCTTCCTTCGCCGCTTTCTTGGCAAACTGCTGGTCAAGCCATGTCTGACCTGAACCACCGCCACCACCGCTGCTCTGACGGGGAGGGGTGCCGCCACCACGACATTTGGTGTACTCGGCATCGTACTTGAAAAGATACTCCTTGGTGAGGTCTTCAACGGATTTGTTCACGTCGAATACGGCTCCTTCAAGAGTCTTTTCAAGGACATAGTCATCACTGGCCTTCTGCTCCTTCATGGCAGCCTTCACCGCAACAAGTAGCTCGGCCTGCTTCTTCGCATTGTCATTGCCGTCAAGACGCTCGGTCAATTTGGCAATCTCCGCCTTGAGCTTCGACACCTCGTCGTCCGTTCCGCCATCAGTGCGCTTGTCTAACAATGCCTTGATGGAGGCAAGTTGTTCTGCACTCATGTCCTTGAATGTGTCCTCAGTAAGCAAGTTTTTCTTTGCTTCCGTGAACTTGGTAGAGAAATCGTGGTTGTACTGACCCTGCATGCCGGTGATAAAAGACGACACCTTCTCAAAATAGGCATCATCGGGCTCTGAACCCTCGGCAACGGGATATAACTCTACAACCTTACGAATCGTCTGAGGAGAAAAATCGGTCTTTCCTACTTTCTCCTGTACGGTAGAAATGATTTTTTCAATTTCCATATTATAAAACTTTTAACCCTTTAACCTTCAACATCTTAACATAAAAAAATAGGAGCCGCAACACACGAATGTGTCACGGCTCCGTGGCCTATAAAAAAACACGCTTACACCTCTATTCCCCTACTCCTGCAAATTCGCCGATAACGTACCTGCCGCAACGACGACACTTGAAACGGGCTATAAGTATGCCGCGCAGATGCTCTATGTCCGCCAGCTTCTGACCGCATAACGGACATAATACGAAATTCGTCTTGCGAGGCGATTGATCAGAATCACACTTTATGTCCGAACGTATTGGCATCTATTATACTGAAAACAAATCCACCGCAAAAATAATAATATTTTCTTTATAAACAAATTTTTTACTAAATTTTTATCACTAAAAAATAGAAAATACAAATATTTTACTAAATTTGCACTGATTTACTGATATATAGAGCTTAAAAAAGCCGCTACTCTGTTCATGAGGGGCGGCTTTTAACATTTCTAAGATGAGAGAATTTACTCAAAAAGAAATAAAATGGATAAACAATAATCGGGAAAAACTGAAACAGGATTTTCTCGATAGGAATATCGCGCTCGTGAGCGAAATGGAGGTGCAGGAAATGAGGGAAAAACTCGAAAAGCATCCCAACGACAAACTCATCATTGCACAGGCGGGAGGGCAGAACAATATGCTCATGTCTGACGCCGACATAACAATCGGAGGAGGATCACGCGGCGGCTCAAAGTCGTTCTCACTGCTCATGTATGCTCTATATAACATCACAGACCCAAACTACAGAGCCATAATACTGAGAAAAACTCTCGACGACCTCTCTGACCTCGCCGACACCTCAAACATGCTGTATCAGGACTACGGCACTTACAACCGCTCGAAAAACGACATGACATGGAACTTCAATGCCGGAGGGTGGCTCAAATTCTCATATCACGACGACGACTACCAGTCGTTCCACGACAGATTCCAAGGTAAACAATACGCATACATAGGCATCGACGAGATAACGCAGATGTCGTACCAAAAGTTCAAATACCTCATCACAACAAACCGTAACGCATTCCACTAC